AGCAACCTTGCCGTGGCCAAGGGCCAAAAGCCCAAGAAAAAGACAACAGCGAAAAAGACAACAGCATGAGCAAGGCAATGGCAACGCTCCAAGCTAAAATCGGCGCAACAGCCGATGGCGAGTTTGGTCCAAATACAGCGCGAGCAATCGCAAAACACTTCAGCCTATCCCCGGCGCGTGGCGCTCACTTGATGGGGCAGGCATCTCATGAGAGTGGTGGCTTCAAGCGCACCCGTGAAAGCCTGTATTACAGTACGCCAGAACGCATCCAAGCTGTCTGGCCATCTCGCTTTCCAACTGTTGCCGATGCAGAGCCGTACGCCAAAAACCCAACCGGGCTTGCTGGCAAGGTTTACGCTGGCCGCATGGGGAATGAAAATGAAGCGCAGGCCAGCCTGTACATTGGGCGAGGCTTCTTGCAGCTCACCGGGCGTAATAATTATCGGGCGTTTGCGTCTGACATGGGTGTGCCGAATGTTATGACTGACCCAGACTTGGTGGCCGATGAGTATGCCTTTGAGACTGCGCTGTGGTTCTTCGACAAGAATGGATTGTTTGCCATTGCCGACGAGGGTGTGACGGATGACGCCATCAAGCGCATCACGCGCAAGGTGAACGGCGGTTATCATGGTCTGGATGATCGAAGCAACCAGAGCAAAAAAATCCACACTTGGCTCATGGCCTAGTTTAGCTAAGTTAGCTAAGTGGCGAAGCAAGATCAAAGAGCCAGCGCGGCGGTAGGTAGGGCCGGAGAGCATTTAGCCCTCGCCTACTTATCGCTTGCTGGCTACATCTGCACGCTCTGCCAGATCAAAGATCACGATGCGTATATACAGACGGATACACAGACGTTGACCTTGCAGGTTAAAACCGCAAGCAAGACGCATAAAACTAGCAGAAGTTACGCATTCCACACACCCAAAAAAAATATCGATGTGTCAGACGTGTTTGCGTTTGTATCTATTGAATTAGGCGCTGTGGTCTTCCGCCGGGGAGACGAGCTGACCTCCGTTACAACATACATTTCGCCAGAGGCATTTATGGATGAAGAGCAGTCAATGCAAAAAACATTCGACAGCTTCAAATAATCTCTTGTGACTGTGTTCTGGTTTGATTACAAAGTTCGAGTGGGTGGCTTTCATCACAAGATAAAATCGACTTGCCACGGGAGTGGTGGTTGTTTAGCCTAGTGTGACGTTGCTACCAAAAAAGCGCCACCTTTTTAATCTCAACGGCCACCCACACGACATCAAAATATAATCCCGACCAGCGCCATTAAGCCAGCGCCGCTTGCAAAGCCAAAGATGGCTCCGACAAGTCCGGCAATGTGCAATTTGCGCTCCACCTCTTCGTCAGTCATCACTCACCCTCCTCAAAACAGTTGTTCAACGGCTGAATAGGTTGCTTACTAAACACCCATCGCCACTGCCGCTTGGTGTAACCCGGCACCTCAACGAAATCACGCACACGATAAACCTTGTTCGCTTGCCACATTTTCTTGAGATAGCTTGACGTGCGAGGAATGCTATCACCCAGCAGCTCAGCCGCCTCTGCTGCCGTCACACGCTGGTCATACGGGATCAAAGAAAACAGGCGATTGCCTTGGTCAATGCTGTGCTGTTTGCTGGCATCGGCTGCGCGCTGCATAGATGGGGCCACAGTTGTCGGCCTGCGTGGGCCGGATGGCAGAGCTTCACGTTTGCGCTGGCGGTACATGAGCATTTCAAATTCCCACAAGCAATGGCCGTATGTAATCTCATAACGCTCATGCTTATTGGTAACGCCATTCAGCTTGGCCCTCAATCGCTCTGCTGCATCCTTTGCATCTCGCGCTTGAGTACGTCGAGAAGGGCCGACTGCTCCTCCAGACGTTGCTTCAGATTGGGCCTCATCGCCGTCTTCTGCTCCGTCAGCATTATGCTGTTGTTGCGCTCTAGCCTTTTTATAATAATCTGAGTTTGGTCCGTACTCACGTTTTTTCCTTTCAAGTTTTATGTTTGCAGCCGAACAAATGCGATATATTGTTGACGGTGATACGCGCAGTAATTCAGCCGTCTCAATCTGTGACATGCCTTGCTGAGCGCAGTCAAGAACGTGGCGTGTAAGCGCCTCTGGGTCGTATTTCATTGGTAGTCCTCCAAGGGGTCTATCTGGCCCATGCCGTTGCAGACTTCGCATTCTTCCATGTGGCTTCCAAAATCGCCGTGCCAAGTTGAGCTTTGACGAACCCAAACATCGCGCTCAACCTCGCCTTCGCCATCGCATTCTGGGCAGTTTATCCAATCTTCCATAACCTTCCTCCTTATAAATTTTTGCATTTGCCTTCGTTGTCAGTGAACCACACATGGCCATCGTTTATAACCATGTGGCCAGCGCCAATAAGCGCGTCTACAGCTTGCTTATATGTTGAGCGCGGATTTGCGGCTGAGGACACCTTGCCTATGAAGTGGTCTTTCAGCGTCTCTTCAGAGATAACCCAATATGTTCTCGGCTCTGGCCACCCAACCCCTCCGGGGTTTGGTTGCCCGACGCCCTCACCGCGCAGCTGCGTAAACACCTTGCGGATTAGGACTTGGTTCTTTCCCTTGATGCGTGGCTTGTTGGCCTCTTCGATCTCGCTTTCAGTAGCCTGCACAACGGTACAAGTCGTAACGCTGTCACCATCCTCATCAACGCCAAGCTCAATGACATTTAACTTGAACTGGAATATAACGCCTGTTTCCATGTCACGCTGTTTCGTGGCCTTTGCCGTGCGCAGGCCAGTGTTTTCATCGTAATCAAGCTCAATCTCTGTGTCGGTCGCGGCGCGCAGACTTGAGTGGCCACGCGCGCCAGCAGCTTTGTCCTTGCCGGAGTGGTGAACAACGTCCAAGTGTGCGCTTGTAATCTCGCGCAGCTTATCGCAGTTTCCAATAAACTTTGTCATATCCTCTGGCGAGTTTTCGTTACCGCCAGCCATTGAGCGGCTGAGCGTGTCAACAAATATGCACTTCACCTGACCGTGCTTCCTCGACACCTCACGGCACAGCTTCTCAAGCACGGCCATGTCAACTTCTCCGTCAAGCAAGTTGACCGGGGCCGGGCGCACAGCCAGCTTCACATTCTTATGCTCTGGGTATTTTTTCTTTAGCGCAACAACGCGATTGTGGAACGCCATGCCCCCCTCGGTTGCGAGGTATAAAACAGAGCCACCAATAACCTTGTGGCCATTCCACTCCTCACCGCAGGCAATGTGCCATGCAAGATCAAGAGCGAAGAATGATTTGCCAACATTTGACGGGCCATAGATCACAGACATCTGGCCCTCTCCAAGCCAGCCCTTCACAAGATAGTTGCGGCTCAGCTGAGGGATAGCCTCGTCCGGCATAAAGATTTGATCCATGACGCTCTGCACGGTCAATGCTTTCTTCGCCGCTGCCGGACCTTGGTTTACCCAAACGTCCGAGTAATCCCACCCATCAATCTCTGGCAAGATGTACTCAACGCCCAGCTCAGAGAATGCGCGCTCGCACTCTTTGCGTCCGGCATCGTCATTGTCGCCAGCAATAACAAGCTCTGCATCCGGCTTGGCTTGTTGCAGGTTGTCTATCACAGCCAAAATGTTCCCTGCATTTAAAGCAAACACGCATGGCTTGCCCGTGGCCTCATGCACAGTCGCGGCTGTTGCCCAGCCCTCCGCAACATATGCAAACTCACGAATGGGGCCGCCAATCACGCTAAAGTTGCCAATCACGGGCAGCTGGTAGGAAAACTTTTTCTTGCCGTCAGCATCAATAAACTGCGCGCCAACGCGCCTGCCCTTAACGTCAATGATTGGGATGGTTAGCGTATCGCCGTCAATCTTGGCGTTATGCAGTTTAATCTTTTTCTTCTCAAGGTATGGGTGACTGCTCATGGGGTCACGCTCCGGCCATTCAATATCAACTCTCTTTACCTCCACTGTCGGCGTGTGACCCGGCTGGGGCCAGAGAGACATATCGCGCAGCCTGTCCTTGATGGCCTTATAGTCATTGCACTTGCGGCAATG